TCACACAATGCTGTGTGCTAAACCGTGTGATAACCGTGTTACAGAAAAGGCTAGCACGTTTTCACGTCCTAGCCCTTATGTAGTGGCTCCTCGACCTGGAGCCGTACAGCGCCCTGCAACCCGCATGAATGCTATAGACCCCTTGTTATTTGTCCCCTTTTTGTCCCATAATTTTCCATGGACACTAAAAAGGGATACAGATGGCTTCAATCACAAAGTACGGTGCAGATGGCTGGCGTTGCCGGGTAAAAAAAGCTGGCCACCAAACAATCACAAAAACCTTTGCCAAGAAAGTTGACGCTCAAACTTGGGCCCGGCAACAACTTAACAAGTTAGACAAAGGTCAAAGCTTTGATGTGGAGGTGGCTGGTAGGGGCGTGACTGTCCGGGAGCTATTCCAAAAGCATGTTGACACAGTAATACCGCCAAAGCCAGAAAAGGCTGGTGGCGAGGACCCTTACAAGGGCTCCAGAAACACGCTGCTACGGTTGATTCGAAATGCGGAGTTCATGAACCGCCGAATTAACCAGATCAGGCCAATCGATATAGCCAACTGGCGAGATGCTCGGCTGCTTGAAATTAAGCCTGATAGCGTGAATCGCGAATTCACTGCCATTTCAGGTGTTTTTAGCCACGCTATCAAAAATCATCAAATCACAATCCAGAACCCAGCTCGCGATGCTGGTAGGCCCAAGGCACCAGACACTAGGCGTGAGGTTCGTTGGACAGACAAAGATATTCAGAAACTTCTTAAAGCGGCCGAGTTCAATCCTGATGAAAAACCAATCAAGACCATGGACTATGTTGGTTGGGCTTTACTTGTAGCCCTTGAGACAGCCATGAGGGCAGGGGAGATTTGCAAGCTTAAAGTTTCTGACTTTCATCCAGATCGCCGAGAGGTTTTTCTGGCCAAGACCAAAAACGGTGACCCAAGAAAGGTGCCGCTGTCCAAAAAGGCGATGGAGTACTTTGAGCTTTTGACCGCTGACCGTGATCCGGATGAAAAAATATTCCCGCCATACGGAAGCCTGGGCGTGTATTTTCGCGATGCCAGGAAGGTGGCCAAGCTATCCAGTGATCTGCGCTTCCATGACATGCGCCACGAGGCGGCTACTCGGCTTTCAAATAAACTAGTCAATGTGCTGGAGCTAAGTGCAATGACTGGTCACAGGTCGCTTAAGTCCTTGAAGCGCTACTACAACCCAACGTCTGAAGAGATAGCGGCGAAGTTGGACTCGTAAAAATGTAAGACTAGATAATAGATTTAAATCTCTGAAGACGTTTGAAGTAACCAATCTTTTACCTCAGTAATTAATTGAGTACTGCTGTTCATAGGATCGATATCTGATGCGGCATTCCACGCAAATACTCTAGTATTTATTCCGCCAATACTTACTGGCCTCGGCAAAGTAGCAAGTTTATTTTGTGTGAAACCGAAAACAGCTGCTTTATCAGTTCTGAAGCCTGTTGCAAAGGACACAATTTGGTAAAAAGCGTTTTTGGACCAGTCTTTATTAAAGTACCTGTACTTGACATCGCCAACAGCTAAAGTGTTTCCAAAAATTAAATCGGGGTTTATTGATAAACCTGTTTCTCCTAATACTAGTTTTCTTTTTTCAATATTGATTCCTTTAATTCCTTCAGACAAAATATTACGTAAACCATCTTCGATAATTTCTGGAGTACGAATCAGAAATGATTTTCCTGCCTTACCGTTTAGCTTTGAATCGAATCCAAGGCTTCTAAGAATTAAAAGTGCAAGAGGCAAAACTTCAGAATATTCTGAAGCAAGTCGATCAAGTGTGATCTGAGTGTCGCCAGGTAGTAAATTTCCAACTTCCTCAAGCCGCACTAAAATTTTATGGGCTCGATTTTTGCTTAAAATTGAAATACTCAAACTTGTAGCAACCTTTAGTGCAGCAGCTTTAATAACGCGATTTAAAGGGGTGTTTTCTGTGAATTCATCAAACGTACATAAGGCTTCTGGAATTCCGCGTTGAACATTGATTAAAGTTTCAAGCGCATGTAACTGACCTCTCACATATGGAAGTGCTTCTTCAAATTCTGAATACCCTTTTCGTAAGCCCCGTCGCAAGAGAGTTTCACTGCAAGTGACAAACCACTGCGCGAGTAATTCCAAATAATCAGTTCCGTCGTGGATTGATATGGAACTGTCCTTTATACGTGGAGCTATTGAGGACCGTTGGACAATATATTTAAAATGAAGAGCAGGAATTTTTGGCTTAATTTTAAGCTGTAGCTCGCCAAATTGAACAATCCCAATAACATCGCGAAAAGTAACTTTATACCGACCAACGTGCAGCATTTCAAGTCCGATAACTGATCGGTCGGCATCAGAACTTTTTGCACCCCACCAAGTACTTTTTGATGCTAGCTCAAAACCAAGGGCGCTCAGTTTTTTAGCTTCCTCATCCGAAATTTCAAGGACGCTTGCTGATGATTCAGTTAGCTCGAATTCACGCATTACGTTGAGTGCTTGGCCAAAATTTTTCTAATGAGTATTCATCCAAAATTTCTGGTCTGTCAAAGAAAAATTCTTCAATCAATGGAAAAACTTTGCGTTTCCATACTTGAGTGATTTTTGAGGCGGACATGTTCTGCTGCATAAAAAAGGCGTGGCCGATCGTATGGTGTCTGTCAAGGTGAAGCATTAGTTTCTCATTTAATGCTTCAAATCCATTTATCAAATCATCTGCAACTATTGTGTTGTTGTCAGAATGGTATTTTTTAAGAATTTCGGAGTCTGGAGTAAGTTCAAAAACTTCAAAACGTCTGCGTAAGGCGGTATCAATTGATCGTATGCTTCTATCTGCGGTATTCATTGTTGCAATGAATCTTAGATTTTTGGGTAGTGAGAACTTTCCTGAGTACTGCAATATTGCGTGGTCATTTCGATACTCAAAAAGAAACATTAACTCGCCTAAAACTCTAGGCAGATTTGCCCTATTTGCTTCGTCAATGACAATTACAAATTCGTTTCCATCAGAGTTGATTGCCGACAGACGCTCCATAGAGTTAACTGTCTCTTTTACTACACCTGGTGTTAGCTCAAAACTGACACCACTAGATTTTGTAACTGGACGAAGTCCTTCGATAAACGATTCATACCCGTAGTTAGGGTGGAACTGAACAAAGCGAATTTGATCTTTACGGTTTCTAGTTAAGAAATCTGCAAGTTGTCTAGCCACCCATGTTTTGCTTGTACCTGGTGGACCCGCTAAGATGATTTGAGGAGAGCTACCTAATATAGACTCAACCATTTCATTTAATAAACTTTGTGGCAAGCCCGTTCTTTGAACTAGCCATTCAATTGGAAGTGGGCTAGGTAGAACGATATCAGGTGCAAATCTTGTTGCTGGTAATTGACTATCGATAACATAGCCGAAACTGTTCTGATTCAATACGTTCTTATCAGTCGATAGTCCAGGTGCAGGACTAAAACTTTTGAATGGAATTGAAGGCTCAATTTTTTCAATAGCACCAATTTTGAACCAAGTTTTTAAAATGTCAGTCTGCCTATCGCCTGTTGTTGTTTTATCTAAATATTCGTCATCGGTTATTTCAGGCCAGGGTGATTGAATACCTAGTTTTCCTTTGCTGGTTACAAATTCATCAATTCTCAACTTGGCTACGAGATTACCTTGTCCGGCACTTGCATATAAATTAAAGGGGACTTTCAGTTTTTCAGCGGCAGTATTTTTAATTGGAAAGCTCCAAGGACTTGCCCAATGCCCATTCTTCTCAATTAGTTCTGAAATAGCAGAAAAATCAGATAAGACGTCACGCCATGTTCCTATAAGGGCAACTGGGTGCTCATGCGGTAAAGCGTTTTCGACTGCTCTAGGGTTTGATTCAACGAAGCTATTGTATTTTTGTAAAAGTATTTCCAGGTCTGCAAAAAGCTCCTCATCCGATGGCATTGAATCTAGTGAATAGTATTTTGAGGCGATCGTTGAGGCTTCATACAATATGGCCTTTTTACTTTTAACTCTAGTATCTGTAGTGCCTGAGAGATCGAACTTAAATTCAGCCAAATCTAAACAGTTTTTCCTGATTTCAGCTGCTTGAGCTTTCAAAATTTCAGCTGCTTTTTTTCTTCCGTATTCTTTTTCAATTTTGCTAACACCTTGACCGAATTTCAGGGATATGCCAGCCCCGTTTTCATGAAAGATATAAACTGGATAAGTTCCGTCTTGGGTGGTATTGGTTTCTCGTAAATCCAATAGTGAAATCCACGGAACTGCAGCCCATCCACCTTGGCCGTAGGATGAATTTACGCTTATGTTTGGTCTTGAAGTTACAGGATTTGAAGATTCAATTTCTTTTTTGGCCTGATTTAGAAGTTCGTAAATCTCATGCTTCCCAGCAAATGGCTCCCTATTGCTAATTTCAGGATAACGTTTACTTATCTGTATCAAAATTTCTCGCAGAGAGCTATTTCGAATCTTTATGATTGAAAAACCTAACGTTGTCAAAAAGTCGTTTGATTCTTTTCCGCCTGAAAAACTACTAGTAGGAATACTTGCAGCAATTGAAATTATTTTTTTTGGAGGGTACTTTTTTTCTTGAAATTCGATCGCCCATATGTTGGCGTGATTTAGTTCCCAACTACTGAATTCTGGAGTTGTTCGGTAATTTTGATCGAAATTCAATAACGCTTCTTCAATCTGCTGACTTGTAACTGCTGGAATCATTTGTTGCCTAATTTAAATTTTGATAGTAATCAAGTTTCAATTGCATCAACTCGTTTTCACAAAGTACTTGAATCAGCATGCTTAATAATTTATTGTTTTCATTAAGGCTGCGAAATTCAAATCCACTGGAGTCCATCTGGAGTGCAACTTTGATAAATAATTTAACGATGTTGTGTACAGTATCAACTTCGTCTTCTTCAAACAGACCAGAAGTAAACGGTAAAAATACCTGGTGGTGTTCGTCCCAGGCGAACATGATTAAAAATTTCCTAGCTTCTTTATCTCCTAAGCAATCAAAAGCTATTTCGATGTTGCGCTGTACATTTTCGTAATTTTCAAATTGTCGAAGCAACTCACTGGCTGAATGTTCTTCCACAAGTTTTTCTAGTAATGGTAAAAACTTGTCATAGTCTTGTGCCGTGTCCACAAGAAATATCCTTACTGGTTGAGCCAGTTGGTCGATTGTTTCAGCCATCTAAATTCATCTTTTCTTGCAATTAAATACATTGTCTTTCGGCCACTATTGCTTAATAGCTATCGAAAGCATAATCTACTTCTAATCTACTCAAGTTGCAAATTTATGCCAAATTCATCCGTTGAAACCCAAAAATTTGCAGCTCGACTGAAGCTGGCATTGGCCACAAAGGGCTTCAAACAGAGTCCGACAGTTGTTGCTAACAAATTTAATGAAGTATTCCACGGGAGGGCAATTACTATCATAACTGTTAGAAACTGGATGCTCGGTAACGCGATTCCGACGCATGACAACTTGGTATGCCTGGCAAAGTTGCTAGATACAACTCCTGAGGAATTGCGTTTTGGCCGCTCAGTTGAAAAGACCTATGTTTTTGACGGCGAGGATCTTTCGGCAGTTGACCAAATGTTTCTTAGGTCCTATTTAAACTTACCTATTAAACAGAAACGGTTAATTTGTGAAATGACTTTGGCCATTAACTGAGTCAAGGCAAGAGCACCTCAACCTTTAGTTTTTGTTCGAACACTTACGATTTTTTCGTGCGTGAGAAACTTATGGATTTCTTGGGTCTTGTAAGAACCGTAACACTGATAAGTTCGTCTATTTACATCGCCTTTTTTTTGAAGTCTGGTTTCTTTGACTTCAGATACAGCTCCGCATTCAGGGCATCTCATCGCCATAGTTGTCTCCGGTTTTAATTTATTTTAACTACGACTGCGATGCTTATCCAGCCATTTCAGCACGTCCTCTTCCAGCCACAAAAGCTTTCGTGAGTCTGGGATGCGCATCCTGGGTGGCAGGCTCTGAGGCCGGCGCTGGGCATCAGCCCGTATCGTTGCCACTGTTTTATGCAGCAGGCTTGCCAAGTACTCTGGGCCTACGAGTTTGGGTTCAGCAATCATTGAATTTCCTTGCAGTAATAAGGCGTAGCGAAGCCATCCGCCTTAAGCGGTAGACCCAAAGCCCAGTTGATAGGGCGCGACATGATTTCAGTGATGGCTTCAAGCCCTGTCTCAGTCTCAATGACGATCTCATCGTGAACGGTCATCACCATTGAATAGCCAGCATCAGAAACAGCAAACATCGCTTCGCGCAAGCAGTCCCTGGCCACTGCTTGGGTGATGTTTTCGCAAAGCTTGCCGCCATAGGTGCCAATGCGAGACCACTTCTTGGTCTTCTGGTCATTGCCCTCATAGGTGATTGAGTCTGTCCGGGCAACTGTGTAGCCATCCTTGACCAGGTCTTCTTTCTCTAGCCTCGGTTTGACATAGGCAAGCCGTCTCTTGCTTGGCAGCTCAATAAACAGAAACCCGGACTCGTAGCTGAATTTCAGTTCAGAACTTTGGCCAATGGCTAGGGTTTGCACTTTGCGCTCCAGGATCGCCCGTTTGGCTGCGCTTTCACAGGCATACCAAAACTGAACAATCTCTGGGTTTGCCTTGCGCCAAGCAACTTTGATGGGCTCGAGCTCATCCTCTGTGAGCCCCATCTCCAGCGCCCCCATAGTTTTCAAAGCACCGGCACCACCGCCATAGCCGAGCGCCAATTCCGAAATTTTCCCTTTTTGCCTATACGGTGATTTCTTGTCCACGCTGCCTGGTAGCAGCTTGAACATCTGCTCAGCCGAAGCTTCATAGATTTTCATGTGGCTGTTAAATACATCCATTCGCCACTGGCAGTTTGACATCCAGGCTAACACCCTTGCCTCGATAGCATTGAAGTCAACCACAACAAAGGGGCCAACGAAGGCTGTCCGAATGAGCTGCGATAGGGTGTCTGGAACGTTGCCAAACATCATCTGGAGGGTTTCAAGGTCGCCTTGCTTAACAAGCTGCCTGGCTGCATCAAGATCTAATAGGTGGTTCTGCGGCAGGTTCTGCACCTGCACAAGTTGACCTGCCCAACGACCAGTGCGGTTGGCGCCATAGAACCTTGTCAGCCCCTTAATGCGCCCATCAGAGCAGACACATCGAAGCATCGCGTCGTATTTGGTTACGCTGGTCTTGGCAAGTTCCTGGCGTAGCTCAAGTACTTCCTTGACGATGTGGCTATCGGTTTTCTCCAAAATGGCTGGTATTGATTTTTTTGTCAGGTCAGTAACACCTTCTTCAGTCAACTGCAGCCAAGCCAAAAGCTGGTTGCGACTATTAGGGTTACTAAGCCCAGTCAGCGCTGTAGCCTGAGCCAACTGGCTTTCTCTGACAGTGCTTCCAATCGTGATTGCATTTTCTATAAACGCCTTATCAACTGAGACACCGGAAGAGTTCATACGTTGGTCCAAAACCCACAGGTCCTGTTCTCGCTCAGGTATAGGGAAAAGCTCCAGCTTCTGGGCAACAAACCGCTCAGCCACAACATCGCCCACGCAGTAGGCTTTGAACTCGCGCCACTTTTCAGGGGCGTGATGTGGAAAGTTTCGTGTGCGTTCGTTATTCGCCTTGGTTGGAAGGCAGGGCATGCAAAAATATTTGATCAATGTCCAGCCCATCATCTTTTGATGGTCTTTGGGAAGCTGCACAACGGCTCCAACTTCTGCCAAGCTTCCAGGCAGGCCCAGTGTTAATGCATGAACGCTTGTACAGCGCCATTGCCTGGCATCCAATTTCATACAGAAATGTGCGTTTAAACATGCAATCTCAAAAGCGGCATTGAACGCCGTTTTGATTACATCAGGATTATTCAGATCGGCCATCAGTTCAGGTGGCATTGACTCGCCGCTTGCAAAGTCAATGATCTCAACTGGGCCGTCATCGTAGGCGTAGCCGAATAACAGTATTTCAAAGTCCAGCGAATCAGCGTAGCGGTAAACGCCACACTTGCGCAGGTCTTGACTGCTAAAAGTCTCAATATCAACGCGCAGTGTTTTCAAGGTTGTGTCCAGATGGTTTTGATGCCAGCGTGGTGTGCTGGTATCGTGCTTTGACCATAGCCATATTTCTTAATTACGCCGCAACGCGCCATATTGGCCGCCACCGATCCCCAAGCACGCTTGTCAGGGGGCGGCTCAAAGCCATCGCGTTCTGCATACTCACGTACTTGTTCAGTCATAAACGTGCAGTTTGGTTTTTCTTTGACGAAACGCCGGAAGTATTCTTCTGCGTACATAGTCCAAAAACCATTTTCAGCGTCTGCATGATCTGCAGCGACGCTTGCACCTTCAGCCGCTAACTCACGGCCAGTTGGTTGGGTGTTCATTTTTCAGCCTCTTCAATTTGTTTAAGCATCTAAAACATCTGCTGTATCAACAGCAACTATTTTTTGTAAGCGAGACACTTCGTTTTTGTACTGCGCAATCACTTCTTGCACGAGTGGGTCAACTGTTTCATGCGGCAGCTTGCGAAGGGCGGCGATCATCAGCTCAGCTCCAGGCAAAGTAAATTGAAAATTGATGTAGTTCATAGTCATTCCAAAAAAGTTAAGTTTGTTAGGTCAGCAATTGCTTGCTTGAATTCGTAATGGTTGTCTCTTCGGTATTCCCAAAAGTCAACTTGAGCAGGGTAAAGAACCACAAAAGCTCGTGCTAGATCTGGTGCGTGGTTGTTGTTCAACTTGAAGCTATCTTCAGCGCCACGCAAATTAGATTCGTGCCGAAGAACCTCCAAAATTGTTCTGGATGAGTAGTGCTTGCGTCCTTGTTTGATCAGGCCGAGGGTGACCGCTTCAAACGCTTGCACTACGTGCCAGTTCAATTTGAACCATTCCGCACCCTCAGAAAAGAGGGCAGGGTACAGACGAACAAAAGCCACCACCTCTGCCATCAGGCTAAGAAGTCTTCAACTGGTTCCGTGAAGTCAGCCGCAGCAGAGCTTCGACCGCTGAAGGGTTCACCGTCTTCAAGCTTTTGAATCGAGTTAAGTCCAACGGCAACGCCTTTAGCTGTTGAGCTTGCATTGAAGGGGTAAAAATTAACACTTACCCGTGCATAACAACCGCTGTAAACCTCACTTTTATCGAGAATCACATTGGTATCCACGTCAACGATGTTTGGTTTGGTTTTGCTATTTGCGTTGAAAAAGTAGTGGCCCTTGTATGCTGGGTCATCCTTTTCAAGGTCGCCATCGCGCAAAGGTAATTTAATGCCTGCTGGAATTTTTCCACCCCATTTGGCTTTGCCTTGTTCTTTGGCTGCTTCAATCGCGTCTTGAATTTTCTTAATCGTTGCTGTATCTGTCTTTGGAACTAAGATTGCTGCAGAGTATTTAGGCTCTTGCTCGGGTGTGGAGCTATGTGGCTCCCAAGCGTGCAAGTAACTTAATCGAACTTTGCCTGTCACAACTTTTGTGCTTAATGGTTTTTCTGTCTTGGTCATGGTGTACCTCGGTTTAACTGTTTGAAAAATCCGCAGCGGCTGCTGCGAGTGGATGAAACTCGGGCCGTTTGTCATCAACGGGCACGAGAGTTGGTTTGCCATTGGTCTTAGCGACTAGGTCGCCAAGAAGTTGGGCAAACTTGTTTTTTCCGAGCTTGGTTTCAAGCCCAGTGAGTGAACGCAAATTGCGCTCGAATATGTCGTCGTTGGAAATACCAGCATCAATGAGTACTTGTGCAGCTGCCGTGACATCTTTGAATTTGCGGCTGCCGCGAGCTTCAACTAACTTGAATCCTGGCCATGTGCGTCCCGCCATTGCCTGCGAGTAAGCAAATTCTTCCAAGTCGCGAACCCAAGCGTGAAGTTGTTGAGCTTTTACAAGTACTTCGGCAATATCTGTGTCACTCATTGATGCTGGCTCTGCAAAATCATGACGAGCTAATGCCAGATTGGATTCATTGCGGGCAGGGCATTGAGCCTTGCCTCTGCACCAGCGGCAGTGGTCACCTGGTACAAATTCACCTTCGCCGGCCCAGGCCAACTTAGCTTTGGGAGCAACTTCGTTTTCAGCCCATGCCAAAAGTTCAGTGGTTGTCAAACCTTCTTTGCTGATATGGCCAAGACGCGGCTGAACAATAATGGTGATGACTTGGTCAAAGTCATACAGGTGGCTGAACATTTCAATTGCGCCAACCCCGTAAAGTCGAAGCTGACTGTTGTCTTGGGCATTAACCCTCAACCCTTGGCCAAATTTCAGATCAATAACGTAAGCAGTCCCATCTGTAACAACAATCAGATCGCAAGTCCCAAATCCTTCTGGAACCCATTTGGAGAAATCTACCCGTCGCTCAAGCAGTACTGCTGTGCTTGCATCTTTCCGACGGGCTTCCTCAATCAAATTTATGGCAAATGACACATATGTATTCACATGTGCCCGAAGGTCTGGTGAGTCGTAATGTAGAAGCTCTGTTGGAAGAGGCTTGACCTCAAGCGCCAAGTAGACCGAGAGGGCTTGTTCTGCAACAGCATGCGCAAAAGTGCCTTCTTCAGAAAACTTGGTATTTGGTGATTCAGGGAACTGCGCCTCGAAGGCTGAGCTTCGAGTGCAGCCCATCCAGCGGTCTGAGCCGCTGGCTGAGAGTTTTGCATGTGCTGCGCTCATTTGATTCCCAGAGCGGCCAGTGCTTCATCAAGGCCAGCAACTTCACGTTGACCAAGAATGGTTATTGTTACCGTTTGCTTTGCAGTGTCTTGAGTGACGCGGTGCTTACCATTGCCTAAAACTTTGTTGGTTTTTCCAGAGGCAACCGAACTCAAGCTTCTAAGGGGTCTACCCTTTGCTTCAAACACAACTTGATCGCCTGGTTGAGCAGCTCTTACCTTTTCTGAAATTTTCAGGTCAGACCAGTCGTACACTTTTGGTCGTGTAGTGCAGGTTTTACTTGTGTGGACGTTACCAAAATGGTCATTGATTTTGTATCCGCAGCCAAGCTTCTTTAAAGTGGCTGTTGCTTGTTCAAGTGTTTGAGCGTAGATTTCTTTTGGTGACATGGTTTATTCCTGAGTGAGGGTTTTAAAGGCGACGTTTTGAGCGGCGTACCAAGCCCACGATTGACGGGCAATGGCTTCCTGGTTTGCTGCAAGGTAAGCAGCTATCTGTTCAGCGGGTGAAGTTAGCTGGCTTGATGAGTAAGCCAGTTGACCGGCAAAGCGAACACCTGTCGGTGTGTCTTGAATTTGGATGCGTGCAATAGACATTACAGTGCCCCCGCTTTTTCAAGGACGGCTGCGAAATCTGCAGGCACGAGTTCTTTGACGTTGCGGGCACCAAATTCAGCCAGAAGCGTTTTGATTTGGGCTGCTTTGCCGTCTTGGCTTATCTTGGTCAGCGCTTGACGAAGTGCCTCAAGGGTTACGGCTGGCTCAGTAGGGGCGGGGCTGCTGACCTCAGTTGAGACTGGGGCAGTGCTATTCCAGCGTTGCAGCAGGGCTAGAAGCTCCTCTGTGTGCTGGGGTGGTACTTCAAATGCTATTGTGGTCATGTTATTCCTGTGTTAAAGTTTTCGGTGATCACCAGGTTCGTGGTGGTCACTGCTGCCAGTTCAGTAAACATGTTTATTTACTATTGTCGACGGCGTGACAGTAGTAATTATAGGGCCGAAAGAAATAGTTTCAATACACTATATGTAGTGTATTTTGAATGCTTAGATCTACTTTTGAATACAAAAGAACGTAAAAAAACCCACGGTGTTGGCCGTGGGCTGTAGTTGGTAGAGGCTGGCTCTTAATCTATAAAAGTCTTTTCCGTCTTAAAGGTTGCAATGCCCTCGGCGACCTCAAGGGGCCCGCTGGCAAAGCGAACCTGAACCCCTAAAAGCTCTGAACTGTGGATCAATTCGTCAAGTTTTTCTTCAAGCGGGAATAGCTTTAGCCCCTTTTCAAAGGTGCTGACCAAGATGAGTTTCTTCGACGTCCTTTTTTTCATTCGGTCTACAAAACATAGCTCCATCATTTTGTTTTGAAGTGATCTGCGAAGCACTCGCATCTCGGTATTTCTGTGAATTGTTATCACTTGAATTGCTCGGTCACCATCAAAGTAATTAACGTGTTGTGATATTGCGCCTGTTTGAATTTTTTGATTAAAGTGTTCGGTTGGAATAAAGTGATCGTTGCTTGCAAAAAACTTTACGGCTGCCCAAAAGTTATTTCCAATTTCTATATCGTAATCTTCATCAGTTTCAAACTCATTGGTATTTGGTCGAGCGGGTGGTAATGGGCGGAACTCCACCAGATCTGCAACTATTGGACCACGTGAGGCAAACAAGCCTGTTCGTTTGAGCGATGCACTTGAAAGAAGTGCGTTTTTAACTGGTCCTCCAATGGTCATCGATTCAGGTTCGTGTGATTTGCCGCCAATAGCGATTGCATTGCTTGAAAGCAATCCACCAATTCCTTCTGTGTGAAGTTGATTTCCACAATGGGCGCAAATCCTTGTCAAGTCAGGATTTTTGTATCCGCATTTCTTGCATGGCGTGCCAGTCAGTAGGCCGGCTATGCCTAAAGCCCTTTGCTGGGAATTAATAATGGGTTGCTCGGGTGGTTCGTAAAGTGACCACATTGTGCTTGGCTCTGCTCTCCAAGCAAGTAGCTTGTCAGCGATTGGCGCGCTGTACTTTTCTTTGTACTCGGCAGCCATCCCAGCAAGTAGCTCTTCTTCTTGCTCGGGTGACATGTCTGGAGGCGCGATGGTGAACTGGCCATCTGGGTAAAGCTCATACCCGCGTTTGTGGTCAATGTCATCACGCATAAACCACCACATCGTTTCCCATGGACGACTTGTTAGTTCGGCAATGGCAGCAAGCTGCTCATCAGTCGGATTGGCGCGGTTTTTAAGGTTTGATTCCCATTGACTTGCTAGCGAATCGTTCAGGGGCGTGCTTAGATGCAGCTTTTTACTGACTGCAAGGATAAAGTCCTTCTGAGTCAGCCCCAATCGCTTCCTGGTGTCTTTGATTTTCCCTGCCACATTGATTAACTTAGGCATAAGTTGTGTGTAAAAGTGGAATAGAGTAGAAGTATAAGTACAAAAAAGTAGTGAAAAGTGTTTTTTGCCGAAAATATTTGAATATTAGTTGTAAATCCACTAAAGTTTGGGGCATGACTGAGCACCAAATCCTTTCAAAACTAGGCGGTCCAAGCCGAATTGGACGCCGTTTGGGGGTCAAGCCCCAAGCCGTTTCGGGCTGGAAAAGTCGTGGGATTCCCATGGACCGTATACCCAGCCTACTGCGTATGGCAAAGGAAAAGGGGCTCAACATCGGCCCAGAAGCACTGCGTCCAGACCTGGACTGGAGTGGTTTTAGGTGAGAGAAATTCCAATCAGCCTGTCAATGGAAGATTTGGAGCTTCTTGGACAAGGTGGAACTTTAGGTTTTGATGAGCAAGGCTACATCATCACTTTGAGGGCCGACTCGAGCGCTGTCACAGCGTTCCAGCAGCACGTCCAAGCTGCAATTTTAAAACTGCTCGAACCCGTCAACCCGATCAAACACTAACCGAGTCGCGCGGTTCGCGGTGCTATTTTTTGACTGTTTATCATGGCTATTGCTCGTTCTGAGTACCTGCGTGATCTCTATGAAGACGCGCAGGTTGTAACTAACAACCCCGAAATTATTTCTGCATTGATCCTGAACGACGCCCTCAACGGCTGTCGCAAAGCACTGCTTGATATTGCTGAAACAAATCGTTTGATCGCCAATGAGCTTGGCGCAATCGCTGACGCAGCGAGTCAAACATGATCGCCCGTCCCCAAGCCTTGCCGGTTAATTTCGGAGGTATACCCGACGACATTCGTGCCCACCCAGACTGGGTTTTGTGGGGCTACATCTTTGAAGACGGTGTCTGGAAGAAGATGCCTTATCAACTCAACGGCGATAGAGCATCAACAAGTGACCCAAAGACTTGGACCAGTTTTGAAGAGGTTTGGGATTACGCAATGCTCAACCCAGCATATGGCGTTGGCATAGTACTCACCCAAAACATCGATGGCATTGACCTGGATGATTGCCGTGATGAGAGTACTGGTGAACTTACAGAAATTGCCAACAAAACTTTAAGCCAAGTTGATGGCTACGCCGAGGTCAGTCCATCAGGAACAGGTATCAAGCTGTTCACGATTTCCAACTTGGCTGCTTCTTCACAAGTAAAGGGCGTCAAAGACAACCTTGGTGAGCAAGAAACGCAAATCGACATTGAGCTGTACAAGCACGGCACTGGGCGTTACTTCACGGTCACAGGTCATGCACTTAACGGCCACAATGCGTTGCCGATGTTTGAGCAAGACGTTGGCTGGCTTGCAAGCATGACGGGTGAACAAAAAAACACAGATGTCATTGGAACCGACGATGAGATGGCATTGGCTAATCTCAAAGCACCCATCGAGGGCTGGGACGCTGATCGCATCAGGGATGAAATCGCGCCATACCTTGACCAGTCGATGCACTACAACGAATGGCTCAAAGTTGGCCAAGCACTGCATCACCAGTTCGATGGCGGTGACGAAGGCTTGGAGCTTTGGCATGAGATGTTTGCTCAGTCACCCAAGAAAAACCCAAACCGTAACTACGAAGATAACAAGTGGAAGTCTTTCAATTGCAAAAAATCTACAGGTGTCGTGACCCTTGGCTGGATCATTAAGATCACAAAGGTTGCGCGCGAGGATGCTCAAGAGCAGCAAAAGCGGGATGCCGTCGAACTTTCAAAAAAACTGATCGAAGACTGTACCGATGACATGGCGCTTCGCACCAAAGTCGCCAAGGCTATTTGTCTAGATAAGCACCTTGATGTAAACCAAAAAGAAATATTGGTGGCCACTTGGAACGTGAAGCACAAAGCGCTTACAGGCGCGAAGCTGCCAACTAAAACAGTTCGCGAACTGCTTGGTGTTAACTCCCAGGTTGTGCCAACTGGTGGCTCATCAAATGCACCTGCTTGGGTAAAGCCATGGGTCTATGTGACTGACGTTGATAAGTTTCTCAACCTTGAATCCAAACAAGAGGTCACCAGCAAGGGTTTTAAAGGTATGTACAACCGATACATGCCAACCAACTTTTTTGGTGTTCGTGAGCAAGCTGATTTGTTTGCGCTTGAAGAGTGGCGCATTCCAGTTGCTGCTCACAAATCCTATATGCCGGCTTGCGGCTCAATGTTCACCCTGTTTGGAAAGCTCTGGGTCAATCTGTACCGCGTTGGCTCGGAGCCAGAGATGCCCGCGCAACTCAGTGCAGAAAACCTAGAAGCCATTGAGCTTGTTCAAAACCATTTCACAAAGTACATCAAGAATGAGCGGGAGAGGGGCATCTTCATGTCATGGGTCGCCCATAACGTGCAGCGCCCAGGTGTGAAGATTCGCTGGACTCCCTATCTGCATGGACCGCCTGGTGACGGCAAAAGCTTCTTTGGTGAGTTGCTTGGCCACTGCATGGGCGGTCAAAACGTGCGCTCCCTTAATGGCTCGACGCTTGAGAGCAACTTCACCGATTGGGCGATGGGCTACGCCCTCACAACCATTGAAGAGATGAAGCAGCACGGTCATAACCGGTTTGATGTGATGAACCGCTTGAAGCCTTTCATCACAAACACTGAAGTTGAAATTCATCCAAAGGGCAAGCCCAGCTATGTGGCGCCTAACTCAACGAATTACTTGGTGCTTTCAAACTATTTGGATGGCGCTCCAGTTGAGGACGATGATCGGCGGTTCATGTTCATCAGCTCATCCATTGGGCTTGCCGAGGTTAAGCGCATGACCGATGAGGGGTACTACAAGAAGCTTTTCATTGCGATTCAAAACAATGCGGGTGCACTGCGCCAATGGTTCTTAAGCTATCCCTTGCATGAGGAGTTCAAAGCCGATGGACGGGCTCCACACACTGCCACTAAAGACACGGTGGTTGAGATGAGTAAGTCCGAGTTGGACATCTTGACCGAGGAGTTGATTGAGGGTGGTGCGGTTGGTGTTCACAAACAGGTTGTTTCATCACAGCACCTTTCAAGAGCCCTTCGGGCGAAGACTGATGAACCATTTCAGACCACTCGGGTCAACCGAATGTTGACCGCCAAAGGGTTCAGATTCCTGACAAGAAAGTGGTGGAACGGTGAGGCATGTCGAGTCTGGACGCTGCAAGGCGAGGACATGTCTGTCGATGAGGCGATCAAGTTACTTGATTCAACCACCGGCATGGATTTTTTAGGAGTCTAACTTGTCAGCGACTCAACTTGTCAGACATCTTGTCAGAGCACCTTTTCAGAAGAGAAATGCTTATTTCCTGACAAGCCTGACAAGTTTTACAGGTTGCTCACATGTAGTAACTTTTTTTCCCAAAACAAAAAATACATATGTTGACGACTTGAAAGGCCCTTGACATGTCTGGTTGTCAGGAAATCGATGTTGAAAGGTATTTGGTCAAGCGCGTTAAAGCGCTGGGTGGCCAATGTTTTAAATGGGTCAGTCCGGGTCATGCCGGTGTACCCGATCGAATTGGTGTATTGCCACAAGGGCAGGTGTTCTTTGTGGAGGTTAAGCGGCCAGGCGCTAAGCCGACAAAGCTGCAACTTCACACCTTGGAAGTTTTAACGCGGTTGGGCTGCCGAGCAGTCTGGCTAGATTCAAAGGAGGCAGTTGATGAATTTCTCACCTAGGCCGTATCAGAGCTTGGCTGTAAAACGGATGGTCGATCAGCCAGCACATCTTTTGGCGCTCAGGATGGGTGCCGGCAAAACTGTGATCATGTTGCTTGCCATTAAAGCCATGAAGGCTAAAAAGGTCTTGGTTGTTGCTCCCAAACGGGTTGCCGAACTGGTTTGGCATACCGAGGCAGCAAAGTGGAATCAGACTAAGCACTTCAAAGTTCAGCGTGTACTTGGTAACGCTGCAGCCAGAAAAAAAGCTTTGGCTGCTGATGCGGATATTTATGTCATCAACCGTGAGAACTTCAGTTGGTTGGTGGGGGAGCTACCAAATTGGCCATTTGATTGTGTCGTGATCGATGAGAACAGGGGTTTCAAGGATCGCTCCAGTAAAAGCTGGAAGTCACTCAAAAGTGTCAGGGACAAGACTAAGCGTTTGTACATCCTGAGCGGAACCCCAGCGCCGAACTCATTGCTAGAGCTTTGGCCACAGATCAGCATGCTTGACTGGGGTAGGCGCCTTGGCCGCTCACTCACTGCTTACCGGGACAAATGGTTTGTGCCTGATAAGCGAAACGGACATGTTGTTTATTCCTGGTCGCTTAAAACAGGTGCAGCGCAAGAAATTCATGCCGCCGTGGCCGACATCATGCTCAGCGTTGAAAGTGACATCGTTTTGCCAGATCGGATCGACAACGTTGTGTCGGTGAGCTTTGACATGACCGAGTACGAAGAGATGAAAGAAGAGATGATGGTCGAGGACATCGTTGCGGTTTCCGCGGGCGTCCTGGCCGGCAAGCTGGCCCAGATGGCAAACGGGGCGGTCTACAACGAGAGCAGGGCTGTTAGGCATATTCACGATGCAAAGCTTGATGCCTTGGAGGAGATCGTTGACCAGGGCGAGCCAGTTCTTTGCTTAACCAGCTTTCAACACGACCAGGCTCGAATCCTGGAGCGGTTTCCAGAAGCCGTGGTGTTTGACGGAGAGCCATCTTTAAAAGCTTGGCAAAAAGGTTTAGTTCCTCTGCTCTTAATGCACCCAGCCTCTGGTGGCCATGGCGTTGATGGCCTTCAGGTGGGCGGCAATGTGATTGTTTGGTTTGGCTTGCCTTTTAGCCTGGACTTGTATGAGCAAGCAAATGCCAGATTGCACAGAACGGGTCAAAAGAATGGGGTTGTGGTTCACCACCTGGTGGCCATCGACACGATTGATGAACAAATTATGGAAGTGCTTGCGACCAAAGGTGACATGCAGCAAGCGCTTTTGGATGCCGTAAAAAAGGAATTCGCATGACTACAAAAGAGAGAATGGTTCGCAGCCAGACTTCAAGCAACCTTGGCGAAGCTGTCAACGGTGAGTTTGGCGACATCGACATTGTCAGAGCGACTGGGATGGTTGGGCAGTCCAATCCGATTGGTGTGAGTCTGTGGCGGCTTAAGTACGCGGGTGATTCAGCCGAGTTTCCCAAAGTCGTCACGGCCCTTGCTGAAATGCTGGCCAAGCGAAATGTTAAATACACAGATGCCTTGCTTTTGGCATTCAACGCTGTAAAGCACTATGTTGATGATGTTTGCAAGCCTTGTGTCGGCAGGGGCTACGACATCATTCCAGGCACACCAGTTCTAAGCGACCAGATTTGCACGCATTGCCGAGGGGCTGGGAGAGCACCCTTTGAGCACACAGGCGACGAGTCGGAGTGGCTTGAGGTGACCATCTCCCGGATGGAAAGGGAAGTTGCCGGGGCTGTGATGAAGAAGTTGGCTGCCGAGTTGGATTTTTAAGTCTGAGCCACCGCAGATTTTTTTCCGTACCGCAATTGCGGTGACAACCTCTCGTAAATCTGCTTTATTTTTTATGGTGCATTTATTTTGCTGGCTCAATAAAATTTTTGTTAGCAGCAATTTTATAAAACAACTGCTGTACAGCTACAGGAAATTCTTGAGCAGCTTTAAGGCAACTTTGCGTACCTTCCATAGTTGAAGTTGCAAATTGGTGAGAATGCGAATAGTTAATTTTTCTCCCACTTTCAAGTTTCAAGTCTAGCTCTAGATCCCAACTTCCGCTTGGAAATGTAGAAGATGAAATTCTTTTGATATCAGCAGTTAACAACGTACCTTGTTCTGAATACAAATCCGCTGCTTGTAGCTCTGAATTAAAAGCATTTTCAATAAATTTGTTTATAGGAATATTTTGAGCAGAAACGTATATTGGGTTTGTAGACAAGCGACAGTTGATTGACAAAGATTCAGGCTCTGAAAATGAAACAAAGCGCATTTTTGGAAAAGTTCCATTTTTTAAAAGTACGCCATTTAAGTCGGAAACCTTATATTGGACAGGGGAAATTTTTGCTGCATTTTCTAATCGAAAGGCGTAATTCTGTTTGGAAACTCGTTGAACGGGTACCCCGTCTTCTAAAACAGGTTTGAATTGGCACTTAACTAATGCGCTCCTTGCAGCTTCGTCCAAGCGTCTAAAACCAGACGATTTTTCAACTTCAGCGCTGATCACTTTTCCATCAGTCCCCACTAAGTACCTAAGAGTTACCGTACCTTCTTCCTCTAGCCTTTTTGATGCGCTTGGATAATCTGGCCCGACACATTTTGGTTGTGTTTCAGGTACTGTCTGTCCAATGGCCGTCAAAGCCCAAAAATTGCTTGCTAAAACTAGCAAAAGATAAAACAGTTTTTTCATTTCTAAATTCTCACAATTCCAAGTTTTTTTCAGGCAGGCTACATGCCGTAATTAGTGTTAAAGTTTTTTCATCACTAGCTTTTGATATTGGTTTAATCAAAGATAAGGAAGAGTTAAAAATTTGAATAGGTATTGATTCTTTGTACTCTTTAAAAGCAAGCGTTCTAAGATCAAAGGTTCGATAAGGATAGGTTGCTGTTTGATGGATAAGTTCTTTGTTTAAAGATTTCAATCTTGCGATATTCCCATCAGCAAGTCTTCTCATTTCCTGAAATGCTAGATTACTTGCGCAAAAAAACTCTTCCGTCTGGAGGACTTCACATTCATAAAAAAAGTTTGGATTGAATTTGTTGTAAAGCTCAACTACAAGCAATTTAAACTCTTCAGATTGAAGAAAATTCTGTTCTTGTTGAAATAATCCCAGCCGGAAAATATTCTGACTTTTATTTACCCTCACTAAGTAAAGTGTTGCAGGTATTTTTATTGAGCTGGATTCTTTAGCCCTATCACTAAATTCTTCAGCCAGTAATTCATTTGCGTTTTGACGTAAAACTTCAATTGCATCGTTAATTGAAATTGAAAAAAATTCACGATTTCCGTTGTAACGTCTATTTTGAAAAAAGTTGTGAGCGTAAGCTTCTAGTCCAGCTGGATCACGGCACTCCAGTTGGTATTCGATACAAAATTCAATCGGAACCCCGGTAGCAAGGGAGAGTTCTTTGACTCGGCCTTCAACTGTGTTTAATGTGTAGCCGATTTTTAGTAGGCCAGGCATTGCTGGGTTACTCAATACATACACACGGCCTACAGGAGCTTTCATTTTTTAAAGGATTTGTTTTTTTGTTACAAAGGTCGCTTTAGTTCATCTAAAAGCGCCACATTTGAATGTAGATATATTTCTTTTTCAAACGTCGAATCCGAGCGGTAGTGGCTCGTTGAAGTACCTCCCCCGTCGTAGTTAAAGACTGAATAGATGGCAAACTCGTTTGTGCGTTTAATGTGAATGCCGTAAAGGTTATCCGGTCGTGAACGGTAAATCATTTTCACTGCGAAGAAATCGTTGTCTAGCATTCCAGTTTCTTTGTCGCGCATGGTGTAGTAAGCATCCATGGCTTGGTCTGTTCGCATAATTAACTTCGTATCTTCAATTCGTTCTACGTATTCCAATAAATGCTCAAGCTTGTCTGGAACATGTTCAGCAGTAAAGTTAAAATCAATTTGGTATTTCGCATCCTGCCAAGATGCGTTACTTTGGAGGGAAAGGGCAACGAAAGTAGCGAGATCTCTATAATTTGCTTCAAGTTTCTCGTAGCTGTTCCACGAAACTGCATCTGGATACAAAACATACTCTTTTGAACCAATGGTGTCGAAGTCTGCGTAAAACGGATATTCTTTACTCAACTCTGACAACCTTTTATTGATCTCCTCCAGACGCCAAGACTTAAAGGAATTGAACTCTGAGCAAAGTTCTTTATACAGCTTGACATAGCGCTGGGGATCTCGCCAAATTAGTATGTTTGCTAGTTCTCGGCGCAAAGTAAACAGGTAATTTGCTCGATCTATTGCTTGGTTCTTCTCCATTTCCTTGATCTCAGGCTGAGCTGCCTTAGCAAACAACTTGAATCCCAAAAAGAAGCCGACTACAAGCGCAACGAGTCCAACGAAAAAAAGCTCCATTAGAGACACCTTCCGAGCATTTAAAAATTATGTCAATTACAAATGGATTGATATTGGCCAGAAGCTGCGTTGTATGTTGTTGTGCAACGAACTGGTTGAGGTAAAGTTGGCAAAGGTGCAGCAGGGGCATAAGTTCTTTGGCCAGCTTGTAATAGTTGCAATGAATTGCCAAGACCTTGAAGAGCAGCAGCCCTTGCTTGAACATATTCCCTTGTTGTGCAATGTGTGACCCCCCTTTTGTCTAGTTCGTTTTTGAGGTCAGGGTGCATGAACATTGGATTAAGCGGGGCAGAATAATTATCGCAAAGGATGGAACTGGAGGTTGTTTTGATTTGCTCTGGCGTTAACGCGCAACCAGACAAACAAGCAATAAGAGCAAGGGTGTAGATTTTCATTTGTAGCTCTCTTTTTTTGATAACTTAAACATATTGTTTCAATTACTATAAGTCAACGTTGCCTTAAATCAAAATGCTGGCATTTATGGCGGGTTCAATTGTTTTGGATGTTGTGGGCTCGCCATTTGAAACCAGGGCTTTCAAATCGCTATTTTCAGGTCGTTTCACCCTTGACCGTACGATTTCATTTCTGTTAAATTTCCCCGCAGGAGAGCCGCGTCTGCAGAACTCCCTAGTTGCCGCCTAACCAGCGGCTTTTTTATGGCCGCCTTTTGGGCGGCTTTGTCGTTTCTGGAGCGCGACGATGGAAACAATCACGATTGAGATCAACGATGACGGCTCAGTTCGGGTGACTGAAGATGCGGGCGATCAAACCACCGAGCCAATGACTCAAGAGTTTGACTCTGTTGGCCAAGCTGCTCAGGTGTTGATGGAAATGCTGCAGCCAAGCGAAGAGCAAAACGAAGCAGCGCCTGATCAAGAAGCTTCACCAGAGCGTATGTGGGATGAAGAAGCAAATCTCAGGTCAAAAGAGCAAAAAACCTACGCCTAGGGACAAAAAAGGGACAAATTTCAAGGTCTCTCAAGGAAACATGCGGGTTTCCAAGCTTTTTACGGCTCCTTGACTAGGAGTTTCTTATTTTTAATGGAGAAAATCGATGCAAAACTACAGCAACCCAGCCGCTCGCAATGAGAAGGCCGCCGCAGGTGTGAAGCCAGGAATGGTTTCAGTGAAATTTCCAGACAACTGCGCCACACCACAAAAATCTGGTGCCACTAAGCCCAAATCACCACCTGGCTTTGCCAGTGGCTTGATTCCTGGGAAAGTTTAAGCCGCTTTCATGGCTAAACACCACTCGGTGACTCGCTTGTCTGATCTGGCAGGCGCACCGCCCCAACTGGCGACTGTGCAAGACCTGCTTGGGGCCAACCCGTTTCACACGGGGCATGAAGACCGGAAGCGCTCATCCAAGAAAAAGGGCTCGATCAATTTGGTGCCGGTGTACGAGGCGCTCATTGACGAGGGGCTTGATCCTACCGTTGAGATGATCCGAATCCTCAAGGCCAAAGTGATGGTGACTGATCGTTCAGGGCAGCCAGTTCTTGACCAGGATGGCAGACACATGATGGTGGATGCCGTGGACAACGACACCAAGCTCAGGGTACTGAACGAACTTTTGAGCTATACCCAGCCCAAGCTAAAGGCCGTTGAGATGAGGGTCTCTGGCCACCTGGAGCTTAGCAACGACCAGCTCGATCAGCGGTTGCAAGCTCTCATGGCAAAGGCTTTAGTGTGAATCTGGCAGCTTTGAATGAAGACGAGAAGCGTGAACTCTACGAGTTGATGCGTCTCAAAAATCTGAGATTCAAACGAGACCGTTTAGCCAACTACAAGCCCTACACGAAGCAAAAAGATTTTCACCACACCGGCTCATTTCGAGAGCGGTTATTTATGGCCGGTAACCAGCTTGGCAAAACCTGGGCGGGTGCATTTGAGGTTGCTATGCATGTCACTGGGCTATATCCAGACTGGTGGCAGGGCCGGCGCTACCAGCATGCCACCCGATGGCTAGTGGGTTCGGAGTCAGCTGAATTAACCAGGAAGGGTGTACAGCGACTGCTGATTGGCCCACCCGAGATTCGAGATGAGTGGGGCACAGGTGCTATTCCGTTTGAGCTACTCAAAGACACCAGCATGCGCCCTGGGGTACCAGATGCGATCAGCTCTGCTGTTGTGAAGCACATCAATGGTGAAGATAGCGTGATCCAGTTCAACAGCTATGACCAAGGCCGAAGCAAGTGGCAAGCTGACACTGTGGACGGCGTATGGTTTGACGAAGAGCCACCGCTGACAATTTACTCTGAGGGTTTGACTCGAACTCAAGCCACAGGTGGCATGGTGTTCGTGACCTTCACGCCTCTCTTGGGTATGTCGGATGTGGTTAAACGGTTCCTGATTGAAAAGCCAGAGAGCGCCATCACCACCACGATGACGATCGATGATGCTGAGCACTACTCAGAAGGGGAACGTAAATCGATCATCGCAAGTTACCCAGAGCATGAAAGGGAAGCCAGGGCCAAGGGCATACCCGTCATGGGCTCTGGCCGAGTTTTCCCAGTAGCTGAGTCAGCTATCAAAGTTAGCCCCTTCCCGATTCCAGGCTACTGGCCTCGGATCGTTGGGCTGGACTTCGGATGGGGTCACCCAACAGCAGCCGTTTGGCTTGCTTGGGACAGAGACACAGACACTTTGTATGTCACAGACTGCTACAGGCAAAAGGAAGCCAGTGTGCCAATTCACGCAGCAGCCATTCGTGGCAGAGGCGAGTGGTGCCCAGTGGCATGGCCACACGACGGGCTGCAGCATGACAAAGGCTCTGGTGACCAATTAGCCCAGCAATACAAAAATGCCGGGGTAAACATGCTGCCCCACAGAGCCACATTTGAAGACGGCAGCAACGGCTTAGAAGCCGGCGTGAGTGAGATGCTGGCCAGGATGCAGACCATGCGCATCAGAGTGTTTTCACACCTTGATGACTGGTTTGAAGAGTTCAGGCTCTACCACCGCAAAGATGGCTTGATCGTAAAGTCTGGCGATGACCTGATGGCCGCGACTCGTTACGCAATGATGATGCGCCGCAAGGCCAAGACACAAGAAGAAGCCAGCAGCAGGCTTTCGCAAATGGCGATGCCAGTGGTTGAGTTTGGCTTATTTGACCCAGTAGCTGGGTACTAGGATGAACATGGACTTTCCCAACCAACCACAAGTAGAGATCGAGATCAGTGACCCTGATATTGCAAAGCAAAGGGACGAGGATCGCTTGCAGGCATTTGGTTCGGGCTTATCTCAACAACGCGACGAGTGGATCAGAAGCCGCTACAGCTACGGCGTAGACAAGCGCTGGCTAGAGGACGAAGACCAGTACAACGCCAAAGATAACGTCAACCGCGCGGCCAGTCAGATGATGACAAGCGTGGAGCAGGGCTACCCGGTCACTGTCAACCATGCCAAGGCGCATAGATCAACAGTGTTCATCGGCATGACTCGGCAAAAGACAAACAGTGCAGAAGCCCGCCTATCGGACATCTTGCTTCCAACCGATGACCGCAACTGGGGTATCCAGCCTACGCCTGATCCCAAGATGATGGGTATGACGAAGAGCGAGAAGCCCGCAGTTGATCCAGTTACCGGGCAGCAAATGGTCGACCCCAAGACGGGCAAGCCCATGGCGCACAAGGACATTGCGAGAAACATGATGGAGATGGCACGCGATAGGGCTGATGCAATGCAGCGCGCCATTGACGACCAGCTCATTGAAGCCGAGTACAACGGTGAGATCAGGAAGGTCATGCATGACGCTGCCGTATTGGGCACAGGTGTGATCAAGGGACCAGTTGTTACCAACCGTATGCGAAAAGCCTGGCAACCCATGACAGATGGCTACGGCGAGACTGTCCATCAGGTCGCTTTGGTTCAAGAGATTGATCCAGCAAGTTTCAGGGTCGACCCACGAAACTGTTGGCCAGACCCAGCCGCTGGAGAAGACATCCATGATGGCAAAGGCATTTACGAGCGGACTCAGATGACGGCCAAGCAAGTGAGGGACCTCGCAAAGCAGCCTGGCTACATGAAAGAGCAACTAAGGAAAGTGCTGGAAGAGGGGCCGCAAAGAAGCGCCACTCTCCAGGAGTTGCGCGATGAGACCGAGCGCGACCAGACTAAAGCGACCTACGACGTTTGGGAGTACTGGGGCGAAATCGACAAAGAGGATTTATTGGCCTCGGGTGTGGAAGGTATTGACACTGAAGACGATGAACTTAAGACCATCAGTGCATGTGTGGTGGTGATTAACTCCACAGTAGTTAAAGCGTTCTTGAACCCGATAGAGAATGGCGATATTCCTTATGACTTCTTTGTTTGGGAGAAGGTTTCGGGCAGTTGCTGGGGTTACGGCATCCCATACCTGATGCGTGCTCAACAAAAAGTTTTAAACGCTGCGTGGCGTCAGATGATGGACAACGCTGGAGTATCGAGCGGCCCGCAGATCGTAATCAAGGCCGGCACCATTCAGCCGGCAGACAAGCAGTGGCAACTCAGTAGTCGCAAGATTTGGTACGCGAGCGATGACGTGGACGACGTGCGTAAAGCGTTTACGACGTTCGAGTTCAACTCGCACCAGGCAGAGCTCTCAGCCATTATCAAGATGGCCGCAGAACTTGCTGACCAGGAAACTGGTGTGCCCATGTTGATGCAAGGAGAGAAGGGCAGTGCACCAGATACTGTGGGCGGCATGCAGCTCTTGATGAATAACAGCAATGTTGTACTTCGCCGCTTGGTCAAGCAGTTCGATGACATGGTCACCAAGCCCCACATCAAGCGCTACTACGACTACAACATGATGTACAACGACGACGAGGAAATCAAAGGCGACTTCTCCATCGATGCCAGGGGCTCTAGTGCGCTTTTGGTTCGGGACATTCAGAACCAGTCATTCCTCAACTTATTGGCCGCTGGTGCCAATCCAATTTATGGTGTGTATTTGGACACCAAAAAGTTGTTTGAGAAAGCGTTACAAGCTCAGCACATCGACCCGGCTGAGGTGTTTAAGTCAGACGAAGAGATCGAGCAGATCAAAGAGCAGCAAAAGCAAGTAGCGCAGCAAGGGCAGCAGCAAGACCCAAGGCTTATGGCGGCGCAGATCAGGGCTCAGTCCACGATGGAGCAAGCCAAGGTGCAGAACCAAAGCGACATGATGGAGCTTCAAACTCGCCAACAGATCGCGCAGCAACAAGCGCAGATGCGCATGGCAGAGCTGCAAATGACCCGCGAGATCGAGATGCTCAAGCTCTCCAACACTCAGAACATGACTCTGGAACAAATCAAAGCCAAGCTGGCTGACACGGCCATCAAAGAGCGCGGTAAGAAGGAACTCTTCGCCGCAGAGCAACGACTCAAGTTGGTCGCAGGATCAGGAATATAAGGAAGCATCATGGCCGTAACTGACCAACAAGTTAAGGATTACCTAATAGCCAATCCAGGGCTGAGCGACTATGCCATTGCCCAAAAGATGGATGAATTTAAAGTAACGCCTGCTCAAATGGCACAGGCCACGGGCACTAAGCTTGATGACATTCAAGGCCGCTACAACACAGCCAAAGACATTGGTGGCTACTTCTCAGCCAATCAAGGATTGGATGACACCGTATACGCTCGGAAAATCAACGACTCAAAATGGACTGCAGCTGATGTTTCGCGTGTCACGGGAACGGCTTTACCCGATGTGACGGCTCGCCTCGGTACCGCAACAAAATTTAATACGCTGACTGATTCAAATGCAGCATTAACGACTGGTCTAGAAAATGCGAACACCGCCTTAACGGGATTGCAAACCCAAACCAAAGGCTACCAAGACCAGATAGGTTTACTCAACACGCAGTATGGCGCTTTAAACACGAGCTATCTAGATTTGCAAAAGCAACTGGCGGCGCTTAAAGCTAAGAGCGTATCTACTTCTACTTCGCCCAGTCTTACCTCGGGCTCTGGTGTAGTCTCAACTGGGGTAACAAATACAAGCGGCCTAGGCTCTACTCCGGGAGCTTCTTCTACTGGTGCAGTTTATGGGCCAGACGGCACAGCCTACCCAGGACCAGCTGCTGCCATTGCGGCAGGGGTCTACAACTACACGATGTTCCCACCCACTACGACAGGGCAGCCAAATGGTTTGGTAACGAATTCCATGGATACAACAACAGCCGCAAAACTCTCTGGTGTGACAGGTAACTACTACGGCGGCATTAACCAAAACCCAGATAACCCCTGGGTTAATCTATATCCAACGAAAGCATAACCATGGCTACAGTAAACGCAACCACTGACAGAAACAGCTTAAACGGCGCGGTCTTAGTGACATGGACTCTTGCCGATGCTGATACCGGAACAGCCTTTCCTGTTCCTTATGCTGCCGATCTGACTGTACAAGTCTCAGGCACTTTTGGAAGTGCGACGGCGGTGCTCCAAGGTTCGAACGACGGAACCAACTGGTCAACGCTGAATGCTTGGATTGGCACAAACACTTCATTCACGGCAGCAGGTATTCGCAAAGTAACGGAAAACCCCGGTTACATTCGCGCCGTCTCTAGCGGCGGCACAAGCACATCGATAAGCGTTGTGGTTGCTGTTAAAGCGATGTTTGATAAGAAAGCTTACTGATGAGAAAGGCTGGCCAATACGTAGCCCTATTATTCCTGGCACGGGACATGGCTCACCGTGCACATTTGAAGTCCACGGGTCCTGGTAGCTTTGCGGCGCACATATCACTAGGAAACTTTTATGAAGGAATTGTTGAGCGAGCTGACGCATTTGCTGAAGCCTACCAAGGTCGCTACAACGAACTTCTTGAAATACCACTTTTGGAGAATGAATATGCTGGAGAAATTGCAGATGTACTTGAGCAGCAGATGGCTTGGATTGAAGATAACCGTGAAGAAATATGTAAGCGCAATGAAACAGCGCTTCACAACTTGATTGATGAGGCCGTCGCCCTCTATCAGTCAACTCTGTATAAGTTGAGATTTTTGGAATGACGATTGACAAATGAATTTAGTCTTATCAAAATACGACTCACGGGCACTTGTGCCCTTTTTTTATGATTGATTTTGGCTCGCCTGCTTGGCACCAAATTAAGAAGTGGACTCAAGAGGAGCTGGAAAAAGCGCGTTTAAAGAACGACGCTTTTTTAGACCAGATTCAAACTGCTGCTCTTCGCGGCGAAATCCGATTACTTAAAAGAATTCTCGACTTGCCTAACCAGGCAACTCGGGGTGTAGCCGCTGAACCGGAGGATTAATCCCGTTCAGCTTTGTTAGTCAAACCGCCTTTAAGGCGGTTTTTTTATGGGCGTTTGAAAAGTGGAAGAAAACCAAGAAAACATGCAAGAGCTTTGGAACGAGGAAGCAGCGATTCTCCAAGCCGGTGATGAGTCACCCGCAAAAGAGGAGGTCGTTGTCGCGGAGCAAGCTTCGCTAACCCCCGAACCAGAACCCGAGATTGTTGAACCGGAAGACCCTCTTGCTGGGCTGTCAGACACCGTCAGAGCAAAGCTTGCTCAGATTGACGAGCTGGCACAAGCAAACGCTCAATTGCTGCATCACGTCAAAACGACAGAGGGTCGAGTCGCGGCGATGCAACGAGACGCTGAATTGGCCCGCCGGCAAGTCGCCGATGCGCCATCGCAAAAGCAGATCGTTACAGCAACGGCCAACCCTGAGAAATGGGATCAGCTCAAGGAAGATTTTCCTGAGTGGGCAGGGGCCATGGAAGAGTACGTCACCGCCAAGATGGCTGGAGTCACGCAGCAGCAAAACCTAACGCCTGAACAGGTGGCTGGGTATGTGCAGCAGCAAGTCTCTGAAACCAGACAGGAGATGACGCGAGAGTTAGAGAAAGCCCGCATTGAAGGTAAGCACGAGGACTGGGAAACGACGGTTAATACGCCTGAGTTTGTCAACTGGTTCTCTGTGCAAACGCCCGAGACCCGCGCTTTAGCTGGCTCAGCTTCGGCCAAGGATGCAATTCGCATGTTGGACATGTTTCAAAGCGCAAAAGCAAAGCCTGCATCAGAAATCAAGCAAGAACGCGGAGCACGTCTAGCTGCTGCCGCGGTAACTCGACCGGGACAAGTGGCACCGCCCAAAACACTGGACGACCTCTCGCCGGAAGAACTCTGGAACTACGAAGCCACAAAGCGCGAAAAAACAAAAGCGCAGCGTGGTTATTGAAATCTCAATATTTAAGGAACTACTAACATGTCCATTCAAAACTATGGCACCAGTGCATCGCGAAATCTAATTCGTGCAGCACAGGGCATGCTTGAGCACGCCCAACCTATCACCGTCCTCGGTGACTTTGGTACACAACGCGAAATGCCGCAAAACTCGACCGACACTCTGGTGTTCCGTCGCACTTTGCCTTTTGGCGCTTCCACATCTGGCACAACGATTGAGAACACCTCTCGATATGTTGGTACGCCCGATATCACAGCGAGTAACTTTGTTTTGGCCGAGGGCGTAACGCCCAACTCCAATACGATCTCGTTTCAAGACGTTTCTGTTCAGTTACAACAATACGGCGTGCTTTTCAAGTACTCCAGCAAGGTTGAGCAACTGTACGAAGACGACATTCCCGGCGAAATGGTCAAGCTCACGGGCGAGACCCTTGCTGAGGTGATGGAGATGGTTCGCTACGGCGTCTTGAAGGCTGGCTCTACGGTGATCTACGCTAACGGCTCTAGCCGAGCAGCAGTGAACACGCCTGTCAGCTTAAACGCTTTGCGTAAATCGGCTCGTACCCTTGAGTCCAACCGAGCTCGCCGCGTGACCTCACGCTTGGCGCCTGGTGTGAACTTTGGTACACGCGCTGTGCAGCCTTCATACATTGTGTTTGTTCACACAGATGCCGTGTCTGACATTCGCAACTTACCTGGCTTCACACGCGTTGAAGAGTACGGCTCATTTAAGCCTATCCATGACCGCGAAGTTGGCGCATGCGAAGACTTCCGCTTCATCTCCTCACCGCTGCTCAAATCATTTGCAGCGGCCGGTGCAAGCGTTGGCTCAAGCGGCATGTTGTCAGTTGGCGGCACAAGCGTTGACGTATACCCATTCATCATCATTGGTGAAGACGCATGGGGCCAAGTTGCGCTTAAAGGCATGTCAGCGATTAAGCCTGTTGTGCTCAAAGCCAGCCAGACTAATCACGCTAACCCCTTGGGTCAGTTCGGTTATGTCGGCGCATCCACTTGGTTTGCCACTGTCCGCTTGAACGATGCCTTTATGGCTCGTATCGAAGCCGGCGTAACTGCTCTTTAAGGAGTTAAGCATGGCTGAATCAATCAACCAACGAATGGTAGCTGTGCCTGACCTTCTCACCAGTGATGAGATTAGGCAACTATTCAATTCGGTCTTAACCGACCTTGCCGCGCTTCGCACAGCGCTAAACGCTCACACCCATGGCGGCATTACAACTGGCTCCGGTACATCCGGCGCAGCTAATGCTTCAACCATGGGCACGCTCAACACTGTTCAATAAGGAAAATCAAAATGTCATACAACATCGAACAAGCCAATAGTGGCTACATGACCCTGACGGCCGGTGGCCTAACCTACGGTTCGTCCGTCAACACAAAGCTGAAGAATGCAAACACTGTTGTCTATACAAACAATGGCGTTTTGAAATCTTTCGCTTCGGCCGAGACGGCATTTACCTCAGGCCACACCTCGTTGGCTGCAAACCAGAGTTGTTTGTTTGCACTTTGGCTGACTGGCGCTGGGGTGGCTTCAACCACCCAAGGTCCAATCGTTGGAGCAGGCGAGCCTTGCCCAGTGCCTCCACAAACCACTGCCAATACAACCTTGATTGGTTTACTGAAGATCAGCTCGACAGTCGCGTTTGTTCCTAACACCACGGCACTTAACGGCGTGAGTGGTGTGACTTACACGTTCTACGACACGGCTTTGATGCCTGGTACAGCACTGTAATTGTTGCCATCCTCCTTAACAGAGGGTTTTGAAGGGGTCGCTTTATGCGGCCCTTTCTTTTTGATTAACTGGAGAAACGAATGGCTATGAAACCAATTAAAGGTATTGAGATTACAGATGACGCTCCTGTGATCGAGACTCTTGCAGAGTCAAAAGATTTCAGTGCATTGGCAAGTGAAGAATCATTTATGAATGAACTCGTCACGATCAATGTGCATTCAACGACAGATGAAAACCAGTCGCCACAAGTTATTGTTAATGTGAATGGCACCAACCAGCCAATCATTCGCGGCTATCCAACCTTGGTTCGCCGCAAGTACGTTGAAGTGCTGGCTCGCATGAAAGAGACCAAGTACTCGCAAATTACGCGCAATGCGTCTGCACCAGACCAAATTGACATGGTGGCTCGACATGGTCTTTGCTACCCATTCGACCTGGTAGAGGACACCAACCCAAGAGGCCGCGCTTGGCTGCAACATGTATTAGCTGAGCCAGCATGAATTTTCTTGAGCTTGTTAACCGTACTCGCGTTGAGTGCGGGGTCACTGGGCCAGCCTTAGCCACTGTGCAAAATTTAACGGGCGAAGCCGCCCGCATTGCAAACTGGGTAACGTCGGCTTGGGTTGACATTCAAACAAGCAAAGAAGATTGGTTGTTTATGCGAGCTACGGTAACTTTTAATACAGTTACACATCAACAGTTCTACACCCCCACAGAAGCCGGAATTGGTAGCACCTTTGCGAATTGGAAAAGGGATAGTTTCCGCTGTAGCTCAGTCGGACAAAATTATGCCGATGAGCAGTTGATGAACTATATGGAGTACACGACGTTTCGCAATTTGTACATGTACGGAAATATGCGAACTACGTATGCAAGGCCAGTGGTAGCAACTATCGATGGAACTAAACGCCTTGGACTTGGGTCAATTCCCGATCAGGCATACGTTATTGATGGCGAGTACTACGTCAAACCCATTGAGCTGTCAGCTGATTTCGATTCACCAGCACTGCCCACTAACTTTCACATGTTGGTTGTCTACCGTGCTATGTATTACTACGCTGGTTACGAGTCCGCGCCTGAGGTCTATCTAAGAGCTGAATTTGAATTTCAGCGTTTGATGCAACGCCTCAATATTGATCAACTGCCAACTCTAGTCAGCGGCCCACCTCTGGCTTAAGTATGTTTAAAGCAGTTCCAGTTAAATACGATCTGATCCGGCTCAACGGTGGTCTTGATCAGGTCACGCCTACGCTATCCCTGCCAGCTGGAGTTGCACGGCGGGCAGCAAACTTTGAATGCAGTATTACTGGCGGCTATACAAGAATTGCGGGTTATGAACGCTTTGATGGTCGCCCCAATCCTTCAGACGCAAACTACAACATCTTAGTTTGCACTTTCATATCATCGGTTTCAGTTGGAACAACCATAACTGGTGCACTTTCTGCAGCAACCGGTAAAGTTATATTTGTAGATGCCACAACAATTGTGACTACAAAAGAAACTGGTACGTTTCTTAATGGTGAAATTGTGCGGGTCAGTAGCACCAATGTAGCAACGATTTCGGTTGTACAAGGGGTGTCCGCAGATGGTTTGACCGACGCCACATACCGCAATTTGGCGGCTGACGACTATCGCGCTGATATCACCCTAGTTCCAGGTTCAGGCCGAATTTTGGGCGTGAGTTTCTACAACGGTGTGGTTTACGCTTGGCGAAATAATTCAAGCGGTACGGCGGCAGTTCTCTACAAATCAAGTACTAGCGGTTGGATAATTGTCCCGCTAGGCAAAGAGTTACGATTTAACACAGGCACCGCTTTGGTCTTAGACGGAGACACGGTAACAGGCGCATCTAGTGGAGCGACTGGAGTCGTAGCTCGAGTGGTATTGCAGTCCGGAACGGCAGGTGCTGGAACTGCCGCTGGCAGATTAATACTCTCCTCCTCCACTGGCACATTTACCAACGGAGAAAACTTAACGGTTAGCGGCGAGGTTAAAGCCAAGGCTGGCGGTGCTGCGACTCAGATAACGTTAGCACCAAGCGGGCGATACGAAACTGTGGTTGCCAACTTTGGCGGCGGCACAGCAAATTACAAGATCTACGGTGCTGATGGCGTGAATCGTGGATTTGAGTTTGACGGAACAACATTTGTTCCGATTGAAACGGGAATGACAGTAGATACGCCAAACCACATTGCTTTTCACAAGCAGCATCTTTTTTTTAGTTTTGGGGCCTCTTTACAGTTCTCTGGGCTTGGGTACCCTTATCAATGGTCTCCGCTGCTTGGAGCAGGGGAACTTGCAATGAACGCACAGGTCACAAATCTTTTGACCTTGCCAGGAGATCAAACAAGTGGCGCTCTTGCGGTGTACACCCGCTCGGACACTTCAGTTCTCTATGGCACAAGCTCAGCCAATTTCAGCTTGTCAACGTTCAATTCGGGCACAGGTGCGATTGCCTATACAGCTCAAAACATGGATCAAGCTTATGTGCTTGATGACAGGGGAATCGTCAGCCTAGGCACAACGCTGAATTTTGGTAACTTTTTACCTGCTTCATTAACCATGAACTTAAGGCCATTTATTCAGCAAAACCGTGACACTGCTGCTGGAAGCTTGGTTAATAGGGACAAGGGTCAATACCGGATTTTCTTCTCTAACGGTAATGCGCTTTACTTGACCGTCTTAAATGGCAAGTTACTTGGCAGCATGCCGGTTCAGTTCGCGCACGCAGTCAGCTGCTGCGTGGAAGGTGAGACGCCAACGGGTAATACGTCTCAGTTTTTTGGGTCAACTAACGGCTTTGTTTACAGACTTGATGCAGGCACTAGTTTTGATGGCGACCCTATTCCTGCCAACCTTAATTTAGTTTTTACTTCAACTGGATCACCTCGAATGCTTAAGCGCTATCGAAAAGCCAGTGTTGAATTGACTGGAAATTCATATACCGAGATTCAATTTGGCTACGACCTTGGTTACAGAACCAATGCAATTGACCAACCTTTAGATGAAACATACGAAAACGACTTGAGATCAGGATTTTGGGATTCCATGATTTGGGACAACTTTGTCTGGGATGGCACTGATATTTCTCCCTCAGAAATTGAAGTCAACGGAACAGCTGAAAACATGTCGGTTCGTATCTCGTCTAACTCTGACCTCTTTCCGCAATTTACCGTGAACAGCATCATTGTTCACTACACACCTCGCCGAGGACTGAGATGAGCAATAGCTATTACAACCACGCCACTTACCCAACGCCCAACTCACCAGGCTCATCCGCGCAATTGCGGGCTGAACTAGAGAGCATCACGGCAGGCTTTGCATTGCTACCCACTCTTGCATCTAATGGCTACAAGATTGCGATGATTAATTCAGCTGGTACTGCCCTGACGGCCTCATCAGCTTTACAGTCTTTGGCAATCACATCTTCAACTATAAATAGCACGCCGATTGGCGCGAGTATGCCCTCTGCTGGCACGTTCACCAGTTTGACGGTGACCGGAACAGCTTCGCTTGGCTCGACCACTGTAATAACTGGCGGTACGATCAATAGCACTCCAATTGGCGGCACTACACCATCAACCGGTGCTTTTACGACGGTAAGCGCAAGCTCAGGTTTTGCGGGAGCACTTACTGGTAATGTCACTGGGAATTTAACAGGCAATGTAACTGGCAACGTCGTAGGGAATCTTACGGGTAACGTAGCTTCTAGTGGCACATCGACCTTTGCAGCTATTACCATGTCCGGCGCCATTGTGATGAGCACCAGCAAGATCACGGGTCTCGGAAATCCCACACTGGCCCAAGATGCAACCACTAAAACTTACGTCGATACTGCTGACGCGCTTAAATTAAACTTGACTGGTGGCAACATGAGTGGCGCAATCGCCATGGGCACTAGCAAAATTACGGGAGTTGGTGATCCGACGGCGGCCCAAGATGCCGCAACTAAAAACTATACCGATACAGGCTTAGCTTTAAAACTCAATTTAGTTGGCGGCACTATGAGCGGCCCCATTGCAATGGGCACTAGCAAGATCACGGATCTTGGAAATCCCACACAGGCTCAAGACGCAGTTACAAAAACTTATGTTGATACAGCTGATGCTCTCAAGCTCAATTTAAGCGGCGGCACCATGAGCGGTGCAATTGCTATGGGTGCATCCAAAATTACTGGAGTAGGCGATCCGACAGCAGCTCAGGACGTTGCCACTAAAACTTATGTCGATACAGCTGACGCGTTTAAGCTGAATTTAAGCGGTGGCACCATGAGTGGTGCGATTGCAATGGGTACCAGCAAGATCACTGGACTTGGCGATCCTATTGCAGCACAAGATGCAGCTACAAAAAATTATGTTGATAACACCGCACAAGGACTTGATGCCAAAGCAAGTTGTGTTGTCGCGACAATCGCCAATATTACCCTGTCTGGAATTCAGACAATTGATGGAGTCTTGTTAGCCGTAGGCGACAGGGTTTTGGTAAAAGACCAATCAACGCAAGCCAATAACGGTATTTATCTTTGTGCAGCTGGTTCATGGACACGTTCAACTGATACTGATACTTGGACTGAGCTGGTCTCTGCATTTACCTTTATTGAAAAGGGCACAACTAACAGTGAAAGCGGTTGGGTTTGTACGGTTGACCAGGGTGGTACCATTGGTACTTCAGCAGTAACTTGGGTTCAATTTAGCGGAGCAGGGCAGATCACGGCCGGTGCAGGACTGACTAAAACTGGAAATACCCTAGATGTTGGCACGGCTTCAAGCAGCCGTATTGTGATCAACGCTGACAACATTGACCTAGCAACAACAGCTGTAACTGCAGGCACTTATCAGTCCTTGACAGTTGATACCTACGGCCGAGTGACTGCTGGATCAAACCCAACGACCATAGCTGGCTACAACATCAGTAACGCTTATACGAGTACTCAAATCGATGCAGCTTTGGCATTAAAGCTGAATTTAACTGGCGGCATCATGAGTGGTGCTATTGCTATGAGCGCAAACAAGATTACTGGGCTGGGCGATCCAACCTTTGCCCAAGATGCAGTAACCAAGACTTATGTTGATACCGCATATGCGCTTAAACTGAATTTGGCTGGCGGCACTATGAGTGGTGCTATTGCCATGGGTACAAACAAAATAACTGGGCTAGGCGATCCTACGCTTGCGCAAGACGCAACAACCAAAACCTATGTTGATACCGCTGACGCGCTTAAGTTAAATTTGGCTGGTGGCACTATGACTGGTGCTCTAGCTATGGGCACCAGCAAAATTACTGGGCTTGGCAATCCTACAACGGCTCAAGACGCAGCAACTAAAACCTATGTTGATACGGCTGATGCGCTTAAGCTAAATTTGTCAGGCGGCACCATGAGTGGCGCAATTGCATTGGGAGCAAACAAAATCACCGGGCTTGCTGATCCGACGGCAGCTCAGGACGCAACGACTAAGACTTATGTTGATGGCATTTTGGGCTCTGCTACCGCAGCTTCGACTTCTGCCGCAGCCGCAGCCGTCAGTGCAACAAACGCGAGTAACAGTGCCACGGCATCTGCTACCAGCGCAGCGGCATCTGCGAACAGCGCAGCAAGTTCACTTAGTTCGTTAAATACCTTCAAAGGTCAGTACTACGGCTCTCTATCCTCAGACCCTACGCTCGACCCCTTAGGTAGTGCCATGACCAGTGGCGACCTGTATTTCAACACCACCATTGGCTATATGAAGGTGTACGACGGAACTACATGGTTAATTGCCTATTTGCCAGCGACTGGATATCTAGCCTTAGGTGGCGGCACAATGACTGGCTCAATCACCTTTGCTGGTGCGCAGACTTGGCCAACTTTTAATCAAAATACTTCTGGAACTGCGGCTGGTCTGTCTGCTACTTTGGCCGTGGCTTCTGGTGGTACAGGAGTGACAACCTCTACTGGCTCTGGTTCAAATGTGCTTTCTATTTCACCAACGCTGGTAACACCCATTCTTGGCACCCCAACATCTGGAAATTTCAGTGCAGGCGCATTTACTTGGCCAACTTTTAATCAGAATACAACAGGTACATCGTCTAATGTCACAGGTATTATTTCAGTCGCAAATGGAGGTACAGGTTTAGCAACTTCGCCTTCTAACGGAATGCTAGACATTGGTAATGGAACTGGATTTACGCGTACTACTCTTACTGCTGGCTCTGGAGTAACTATCACCAACAGTGCTGGCGGTATTACTATCGCTGCCACAGGTTCTGGAGGAACCGTTACTTCAGTAACGGGTACGGCTCCGATCGTGTCTTCTGGTGGAACGGCTCCCGCAATAAGTATGGCGGCAGCAACATCATCGTCCAGTGGGTATTTGACTTCAACTGACTGGAACACATTTAATGGCAAACAAGCAGCGGGGTCATATGTATCTGTAGGTGGTGCTTTAGGTACGCCATCATCTGGAATTTTGACTAACTGCACGTTTCCAACTTTGAACCAAAATACAACGGGAACTGCCTCCAATGTCACAGGAATAGTAGCAATTGCAAATGGTGGTACAGGAAGTACAACTGCGCAAGGGGCATTAAATACATTTTCTGGTGGTGTGACAAGCGGTTCGTATTTACGCGGTAATGGCACAAACATAACCCTATCATCGATACAAGCGGGTGATGTCCCAACGCTGAATCAAAACACAACTGGGACAGCCTCTAACGTAACTGGAACGGTTGCAGTTTCAAATGGTGGATCAGGAACCACAACTGCTCAAGCGGCAATAAATACTTTTGCAGGCGGCGTCACAAGCGGTTCTTATTTACGCGGTAACGGGACTAACGTAACTTTGTCGGCAATTCAAGTTGGCGATGTTCCAACATTAAATCAAAACACGACAGGAACTGCAGCTAACGTCACTGGAACTATTGCAATTGCAAATGGTGGTACAGGATCAACAAACGCCTCAGCCGCAAGAACGGCATTGGGGGCAACCACTTTAGGTGCAAATCTATTCACTATTACAAATCCAAGCGCAATAACTTTTGCAAGGTTCAATGCCGATAACACTGTTTCTTCATTAGATGCTGCAACTTTCCGAACAGCAATCGGTGCTGGTACTGGCAGTGGATCAGTCACTAGCATCACAGTGACAGCGGGCACGGGTATGTCAGGCGGTGGTACGGTATCTACAAGTGGAACAGTAACCTTAACGAATTCTGGCGTAACAAGTCTATTTGCTGGAACAGGAATTTCAGTAAATGCGTCAACTGGTGGGGTTACGGTGACAAATAGTGGAGTCACATCTGTCAATGGATCAACTGGAGCTGTAACTGTAGCTAGCGGTACACAAGCATTCGTTGCTTTTGGCGCAACTGGTGGTTTTTAATTAAGGAGAAAACATGGCACAAACAATTGCAATGCAGCGCGGTAGTCTAAGCGTAACTGCTGATCAAACTTGGAACACGCTTTGGACTCAAAGTTCAGGAGTCGCCGCTCGGGTGATTCCAAACCAAATTAACGGTAATTGGGTATACAGCGGAACTGGATCAACAATCTATTTTCAATTGGCAATTGTTAGTAGCGGTGGAAGTGGACAAATACTTTCCATGACACAAGGTATGTATTACTCGCAATTTAACAGCTGGCAAATACCATGTACGGGTAACCAATCAGGGAGCATAGTTTACGGTCAAAGTCCAAGCTATTTCAACTCTTTTGGAATAGTTGGTGGCAGCTCAGGAAGTACTCCCTACAACGCAAGCCTTACTAATGTCTCACTGCAAATGCCTGTAACCGGGCAATCTAGTCCAGCACCAGTAGGTCAGTTCTTTTTAGGTAATGGCGACTCAGTTCGGGTACGGGCTTACGGCCTTCGGCCTTCTGGTAAAGGTACTTCAAACAACGTCATGCAAATTTATTGGAACTTCACAACAATCACTGAATCCTAAGGAGTGTATATGCCAAGAAAAATTTACTACGCACTTTACAAAAAAAGCAACAAACAAGTTTTGCAAACACGAATTGAAATGTCTGACAACGCTAACATACTCCCCTTAGATTTTTGGCTAGCAGAGTTTTGCGGCGATAGAAATTTTGATACTACCGAATATGCTGCATCCATATTGTCCGCGCCAGCACCAAAAGAAGGTGGGCATGACATGTATATCTACGATGAGACAACTAATGCTTTAGTAGTTGATCCCAATTGGATTGAGCCGCCTGCAGTAGAAACTGCAATTATTCCTGTGTCAGACCCTGGAGCTCCTCAATGACAGAGCATCCTGAAATTTCTGTTAGTTGTGTCTCGTCCGTATATGTACGTCAAATGCACTTTAAAAAATCGGGTGATATAGAACAAGGACATTCACACCAGTTTGACCATCAAACGTTGTTGTCCCGTGGCACTCTAAAAATCACGTTAGAAGGCGTAGAAAATATTTACCATGCACCTCACATTATTTTTATTCGTAAAGATCACAGGCATGAATTGGTTGCATTAGAAGATGACACGCTATGTTATTGCATACATGCTTTGCGTGACGGTGACGATGTTTGCGACATTATTCCACCAGATTCAATTCCAATTGGTGCTGGTAGTGGGGAAGCTTTTGCAGTTGCTAAAGGACTGCTAAATGAACCCGGCTGTATTTAGAAAAAAGCAATTTCTAACCCATACACAGTGCCATGAACTTAACAAATGGGTGAGGCTAGCCATCGATAGTAAATGGATGGATTTCGGAACAAGCCCTGAAATTGGATGGGTAAATCAAAAGCGGTTAACAACTAGAGCTTATGGTAATCGATTTAAATATCCAGAAATTGTGTATCAAATATCTGAAAAAATAACCGATACATTAGGGCTGACAGATCTACCAAAAAGTATTGCTGGTGGTGGAAGAGACGGTATTGTGGTTTCTTTCACACAAACTGCGGGCGATGTCTTTGAGCACATAGATCAAATGGAAGGCGACAGCCATATTCTCCGCTGCAACATCATGTCGCAGCAAGCTGATATGGGTGCTGATCTATACATAGGAAAAGAACTTGTCGATGTTGAAGTTGGTGAACTGCATTGCTACTTACCATCAGATGTGCCGCACTATGTAACTACAGTAAAGGGTCAAATGCCTCGAATAATGTGGATGTTTGGCTACCAGTGCTCAAAACAAAGATTTGAGAAATTATTAAATACACCCGCTAAAGCGGGTTTTTTTACGTCAGAAATTTATGGAACATGAAACAAAACTCGCTGTACACGAAGCTATATGTGCTGAACGCTACAGCCGCATTCAAGAGTCGCTGACAGCAGGCGATAAGCGAATGACAAAGATTGAGTATTTGCTTTATGTGGTGATTTTGGCTGTGCTACTTGGACCGGGTGTCGCCGCTGAGGTTGTTAAGAAATTATTTGGTTTGTGAAATGAATGCGATGGCTCCTTCTTTTACTGTTGCTGTTGGTTCTAATTGGCGCCGTAGCGAAGAGCGGTTGCCACGTTAGAGAGTTTTATGGAATTGGTTACACAGTACACGACCCAAATGAGCGGCATAAAGAAATGCTGGCCTGGCTTATTACAAATACTCAACATTGCAAGTCAACGGATTTCATAGTTATTTGGAACAACCTGGCTGAATGGGCAGGCGCAGCCGATTCCACAAAGCTTAGAGAACTGGTGATTCACGGATACAAAGATGCGCTTGATCGTGAAAAGAAATGATCACGCTTCATAAGTGGTATCCGATGCTAGGTGTTGCTGATTACCCTACCAAAGCAGATGTAAGTGAACGAAGAGCACAACGCTTACAAGAAGAGTACGACACAGCACTTAAATTTAAAAAAGCCAAAGACAAAGTGGATGAGCTTGAAGTAGAGCTGTACAACAAAAAATGTGAACAGCATAAATTGTCATTAGAGATTTTTCAAATAAGAAAAGTAAACATTTTGGTATAGGGGCCAGAGGTATGGAATCAATGAAAGCAAAACTGACTTTTTACGTCACCTTGATTGTTGCAGGAACTTTGTGTCTTTGCATGCTCTCAATGGTTGGAGCTTTTTTAGTTGGACTTTGGGCAAAGGAAGTTGATAACGCCGCCATCTTTGCATTGATCGGTCCGGCATTTCAAACCATCGTTGGCGGTTTCATTGGCTTATTGGCTGGAGTAAAGCTGTCACACGATGAAGAAAAACATTGCAAGAAGGAGTAGTCATGTTCGATTTATTAGGCGGTGGAATTCTCGGCGGTATATTTGGTGGCGTTTTTCGACTTGCTCCTGAAGTTCTTAAGTTCTTTGATAAAAAGAACGAGCGTTCTCATGAACTGATGATGTTTTCACGTCAATGTGACCTTGAGCAGCAGCGAGGTCAAATGCGATTAGCTGAGATTGGTGCTCAAAGAGAAGCTGCTGTGGATTCAGGCGTTATGGATGCCTTTAATGCTGCTATCAACCAACAAGCCGAAATGGTCAAAGCAGCTGGTGGTTGGGCTGCTAGTTTGTCAGCGTCAGTCAGGCCAGTGGTGACTTATTGGATGTTATTGATCTGGTCGTTTGTTCATATTTGGTTTGCTTGGAACGCATGGCTTGCAGGTGCACCAGCAACCGAGGTGTTTAAAACAATGATGTCACCAGATTTTTCGGCACTTTTGGCAGGGACAATTAATTTCTGGTTTTTAGACCGTACTTTGAAGCAACGCGGACTATGAACCTAGAACTAGCAGCCGCTTTGTGTCGGCAGTTCGAGGGCTACCGCGCCAAACCTTACCTTTGTCCAGCAGGCGTGGCCACAATTGGCTACGGCTCAACTTACTACGCAGACAAACGCAAGGTAACCCTTGAGGATGCCCCCATGGACGAACCCA